GAAGTGATCAAAGAATTCTTATGGGTGCTTACAATGGTACTATGACTGTAAGAAACTGGTTAACAGGTGGAGTTATAGCCCTGGGTAGGGCGTTGAAGAATTATGGTAACCCATTCTTTGACGAATGTAATGAGACTGAAAACTGGACTGACGGCACCTCACTTAATGATGTAGTATTCCCTAAGAGGTTATAATATGGCATTTGGATATCTCTTACCAGTATCATCTCTAAACGGACTACCTTGTAGTGGTCATGGATTGTGTTTACCATCCACTGTGCACTCTGTACAGGCGTGTGGCACCCCTCCTATCCCCTACAGCATAGTCATAAAGGAATATACATGTTGGTGGCCCCCTCAACCCCTAATTCCCATATTCCCTGTTACTCCTTATAGGGCAACTGTGCAGGTAAATCGTATCCCGATTATGTTACACGGTGATACATTCATGCCACATATAGCGGTATGTACTAATATTGTTGTGTACATGTGTCCTTGTGGTAAAGCAATGTGTCCAACGCCCACTCCAATCCCTTGTAGTGTCCTTACAATCGAAGATGGTGGTGGTGTGGGACATACTAGAATCCTTATGGCAACAACTTTAACAGTATTTGCTCTGAAATTACCAATTGCTCGTATCCTAGACCCTTTAGGTGTTGGTTTTTCAGGATTTAGTTACCCTTGTTCATCTGTGGTTGCCTGGGGGCATGCAACTGTGCTATCATCATAGTAGTTTACTAACCAAAAATGGCATTATACACCCAAAACGGTGACTATCAAGCTCCTCCAGCAAAGAAAACAAGGCAAGGTACCTCTAAAAATACCAAAATAAGTGCTACTTCTCGTAATGCAGCAAAAAAGAGGTATAGGGGTCAAGGAAAATAGTCGGGAAACCCTATAAATAAAAGATATAACGATAAATATCTTTGTCAAGGTAGACAAGAATGCCTTCTTACAAGTTCAGATCTGAGAAATACGTCAGTAGAGGATTTAAAGACTTAGCAACTTCATTCAATGCTAATCCTTCTACTGGCGATTTTGGTGTGGTTAAGAATGAGAATGCTATTAAGCAATCTGTTCGTAACCTCATTCTTACTATGTTCGGAGAAAGACCTTTTCAACCCAACATTGGGTCTAAGGTTAGGGCACTTTTATTTGAACCGTGGGATCCATTCAGTGTAGATTCCATGAAAAGTGAGATATATAACGTAATCTCCAGATTGGAACCTCGTGTAGTATGCACAGGTGTTAGTGTTCGTGATGATTCTGAGATAAATTCAGTACAAGTATCCATAGATTATACGATTGTCGGACAGCAGGAAGTCCAGAACGTCGATTTTCTACTAGAGAGAGCATAAAATGGCAGCCATCCCATCACAATTAACGTCGTTAGACTTCTTTGAGATTAAAGAATCCATCAGATCGTACCTTAGAACTCGAAAAGAGTTTACAGATTATGATTTTGAAGGTAGTTCTGCTTCATATCTGATCGATATACTAGCATACAACACATATTATACTGCCTTTAACGCTAACATGGCGTTGAATGAAGCATTTTTGGAGACTGCAACGGTTAGAGATAACATTGTAAGGATCGCAAAGCAGTTAAATTACACTCCAAGGTCAATAAAAGCACCTAGAGCATGTGTCAAAATGACTGCTCAGACCACAGTTGGTCTAAATGGCACCACTTTCCCAGAATTTGCCACCTTAAAGAAGGGTGATGTCTTCGTTGCTGACAATGAATACGATACATTTACCTTTGCATTGACTCAGGACATCCAAGTACCTGTAGATACTGGTACAGGATTGGCAACTTTTGATAATGTGCTCGTATATCAAGGTAATTTATTAACTTACAACTATACAGTTGACTATACTAAGAAGCAAGACTACATTATTCCTGATGAGAACTGCGATACTGGTCTTTTAACAGTAGATATCTCTCCAACTGCTCAATCATCAGAGACTGATACTTATAGTCCTGCTACAAATGTCACAAATGCTGATGGTAACACCAGAATTTACTATCTGGAAGAGACAGATGACATGAGATACCGTCTTATTTTCGGAGATGGGTCTATTGGACGTAAATTAATTGATGGTGAATACATTACTATCACATATGTCTCTACAGATGGGGTTGAAGCTAACGGTGCAAAGGGTTTTAACTTCATTGGTAACGTAGTTGACAGTGATGCAAGGGTTATTTCACCAAATTCTATAGCATTATCAACAAAAGACGCTGCTCAGGATGGTGAAGATCGTGAAACAGCACTTTCAGTGAAGTTCAGAGCACCTAGAGCGTATGCAACTCAGAATAGAGCTGTTACTGAGAATGATTTTGAGCATATTGTCTCAGAAATCTACCCTCAAGCAGCATCTGTGACTGCTTTCGGTGGTGAGAAGCTATCTCCACCTGTTTATGGTAAAGTTTACGTTGCAATCCGTCCAAAAACAGGAAATAAGCTCAACGAAACCACAAAACAGAAGATTAAGAAGGATTTATTGAAGTATTCTGTTGCTTCTATTGAGCCAGTCATCATTGACCCAACAAGTTTCTACGTTATTCCTAAATCTTACGTTTATTTCAATGGAAATGACACTGCCTTGACTGGTGCACAGCTTGGTACTAAGATTTTACAAGGAATCGACCAATGGAACAAGAATGGTCAGACAAATAGGTTTGGTGGACGTATTGATGGGTCTAAATTTGGTGCGATGGTAGATAATGCAGATAATGCAATATCTGGTAACGTCACACAGATGACTTTAGGTCAAAATTTAGATAAATTTGAATTTGGAAGTGTGTTTACCCAATGTTTAGACTTTGGTAACCCACTTTATGATCCATCTAACTATTCTGGTAGTCCAAAAGACGGTGGAGGTGATGGTGACGATGGAGATGGTGATGGAACTGGTACTAAGTGTACACCATCATTCTCAACAGTGAAATCTGGTACATTTTATGCTACTGGTTACACTGAAGACCTAGTTAACCTCACTTTAAGTGATGGAACAACTGCTGCTGGTGTAACTACTACTGGAATCTCCACAAATGATACAAATCAGGTATTGGTACCTGTAAACATCAGAGATGATGGCACAGGAAACCTAATTCTAGTCACAACAAGGGATGAGACAGAATTAGTCTTGAATCCTTCTGTGGGAGCTGTAGATTATGGCACTGGTCAAGTCTGTGTTGGTCCTGTAGCAATTCAGGGCACTCCAGATGATACTACAAGACTACCAATACAAGTATTACCTGCTGGTGGATCAATAGCAATCCCACCAGGAGTTGATCCTACAATATTCAACCCAACAGTCAATCCAATTGACTATACCATCAACGATGTGTCCATTCCAACCTTTGATCCGAATAACTTTAATGGTTATAACTTCGGTGATACAACTGGGATAAATATCATTGATTATCCAACAGATAGTTTCGACTATCCAGTCAGCGAATCCTGTTTCTAAGATAGATGCCGATTACAAAAAATATCAACGTCTCTGATAGAGTCGAGAATCAGTTACCTGAGTTCATTCGTCAGGAAGACAGACAATTAGTCAACTTCCTGTTTGAATACTATAAGTCTCAGGAGAAAACAGGTAGACCATACGATATACTCAATAATTTACTGAGATATCTTGATCTTGATAATTATACCTCTGAACAGCTTTCTAGTGCAACTAGTTTGCTTAATAATATTGGTCTGTACGATAAGAAGATCGAAATTGAGAGTATAGATGGATTCCAGGAGCAAAATGGCTCCATAATGATTGATAATGAAGTAATTTACTACGAGAAGGTAACTCGTGGTCCTGATGTTATCATTACACCAGGTATTTCATATCCACAGTTCAATAAGAAGAAGCAACAGCTAGAAAATCCATTTACACTCTTTGATGGAGTAGAAACAACCTTTTCATTATCATTTTTAGGCACTCCAGTAGCTCCTCCTTCGGCAGAGCACTTACTGGTGACTGCTTACAACACAATGATGGTACCAAACGTAGATTACTTCGTAGAAGGTCTTAATTTACGTTTTAACGAAGCACCAAGAGACCAAATCGGGTCTGATGACTCAGAATTCACTTCAATCACTTATTTGGTCGGATATTCGGATCAAACGATCAAAACTTGTGATTCTATCCCTTATCAGGAGTGGCAAAACACAAAATATTACCCATTAAGGATTAATACACAATCTTACACTCCAACTTCCGAAATTGGACTTGTAATTAACAAAAATGGTCGTTTACAAGTTCCATACGAAGATTTTACCGTTTTTGAAGATAAAGTTGTTTTCAAAAATGAAATTGGAGCTGCTGATCAGATTCATATTCGTTCTGTTGAATATACTCCTCCTAGTTACGGTTCAGGAGCCACAGCAATTGCTAAGGTTGCTGATAATGGCACAATAGACAGTTTGATCCCCAAAAATGGTGGATCTAAGTATAGACTTGATTTTGCACCTAGAGTTACTATCACAAGTAAGAGTGGTAGCAATTCTACAGCAAAATCTCTAATTGGTGGTATAAAAGACATTAATTTGATTGATGGTGGTCAAGGATACACTTCTTACAACCCACCTATCCCTGTAGTTGCTTCACCTAGTAATCCTAACGGTACACCAGCACAATTATCACTTACAGTCAATGATGTGACTGGAATGGTTGATTCTGTCACTATTACCAATAGTGGTAGTGGATATGACTTCATTCCTTCCATATCATTCAAGAATCCTGGTGGTGCAACTATTGGTGCTCCTACTATCGATGGAGAAGGTAGAATTAACGTTGGTAGTATAACTGTTGATACTATGGGTAGTGGATATAGTAATCCACCTTTAGTTTACATAGATGCTGCACCTGATGGTGGAATTAATGCTCAAGCTATAAGTAGAATTAATCAAGACGGACAAGTTTATGAAATTACCATTACCAACAGAGGTCGTGGATATACTACTGTTCCTAGGGTGGCAATTGTCAACCCAATTGGTGCTCAGGTACTAGACGTTACTGTAGCATCTGGATCAGTTACAAATATTGAAATGTTGACTGGTGGTCAGGGTTATACTGATGCACCATCGGTTTATATTGTAGATGATAGAAAAGACGGATATGGAGAACCAATAGGTGGTACTGGTGCTTTAGCAGAAGCAACCATCTTTAACGGTGAAATTACAGATATTAATATTACTAATTTTGGGTCTGGGTACTCAGAGAGTGCACCTCCCAAAATATACATCGCAGAACCAAAAGCAGCAAGGGCATCTGTAGATGTTGGATTTGATCAAGTTACTGGATTTGACATTCTAGAGGATGGATCAGGATATGCTTCCAGTGCCTTCCTAGACTGCTCTAGAGGCGTTTCAGGAGCAGTTGAGTATGATAACCTCCATAATGAGGTATATGCTGGAGAAGCATCTCTAAGACAGTCAAATCACCTTGCAGGATCTACTGTCGTCAACCTTGACTCTTTATTCATTAAAGAAGTCTTTGATAAGTTTAGAAGACAATATCTACCAACCCTAGATATCGATTTTAGTCAGGTTAACCCTGTACAGGTCATTAAGAATATTAGTGACTTCTATATCTCTAAAGGTACTAAGTTAGCAACTCAATATCTCTTCAAAATCCTATTTGGTGAAGATGTTGATCTTTATTATCCTAAAGATGAGATTATAAGTCCATCTCATGCAACTTGGGTTGTAGACACGATTCTTAGAGCAGAATTGATAGAAGGTGATGCTGCAAACCTAATAGATTCTCAAATTAACCAATATGCTGATGAAGTAGACAATAGTGTTACTGCTGCATCTGCTTTAATAGAAAATGTCATCACAATCATCGAAGGTACCGATACAATCTATGAATTGGCTATCTCGGAAGAAACATTGGTTGGGAATTTCATTATTCCTTACAAAACTCGTCTTGTTGAGCCTCTTACGACTACGGGTCAGATAATTACGGTTGACAGCACAATTGGATGGCCCGAAAGGAATGGTACCATCAGAATCAATGATGTAGAGCAAGTCCAGTATAAGGAGAAGTCCCTTAACCAGTTCATAGAGTGTACTAGGTCTAAGAATGGTATAGTCGAAGATTGGGATCCTGGTACCATAATTCAGTCAGATATTTTCGTATATGTCAACAAAGACACTGCACAGGAATGTAAGTTAAGGATTTTAGGTATTGCTGAAGCAGGTACCACAGTACTAGATGATACTGGTAGTTACTACCTTGGTGGAGATAAATTGAAGGTTGCAAACCTTGGATCGACTGCTGAGGAGTTAAGACTTCAATCTTGGTTATATAACGTCAAGAAACTGATTCAGGTTAACACAATCACTCCTGGTGGTGTTAATAACCAGACTGCTACTGTAGTTTGCGATAACCCTCATGGATTACTTGTTTCTGACCAAGTTACGATATATGGTGCTAACCCTGTTGTTTACAACGGCACATTCACTGTAACATCAAGAATTGACAATTTCCAATTCTCATATCAGATTAATACACCAACTGACATTATACCTGAAGGAAACGTCTTATTATCTGTTGACCTTAACAGAGGTAAGTCTGATACGACTTCTATCAATAATGTTGTTAGTGAATTCACCACAAACATCCAAAACTCGTTTTTCAACGATGATTACGTTTATGTCGCTGCATCTGGACTTCCTAACTACAAAATAGGTCCATTTATAGGATCTGCTCTAATTCCAGGAAACCAGAGGAAATTACTAAGATTTCCTAGAAATGTCCAAACTATATCTGAAAGAAAGACAATTGATCCTGGTACACCTATTGGTACTTGGGTTAACGGTGTTTCTATCTGGTCTTACAAATCAAGAGAATTTATCCAGTATGGTCCTCTTACTAGCATTGCAGTTACTAATGTTGGTGAAGGATATGATGCTGGTGCTAAACCCAACGTAGAAATCACTGGGGGAGGTGGATCAGGTGCTACTGCTGAAGTTGTAGTTAGTGGTAGTCTAACATCCTT